ATTCCAGCGCCAGCGCCACCAGCACCGACAACGATCGGATAGGTTCCGACAGTGACGGAAGACACGCCAGCGATTAGCCCGCCGGCCCCGCCACCGCCGCCGCCGGATCTGGAACCACCGCCGCCGCCGCCCGCTACAACCAGGTAGGTCACGTCACCAGAGCCCGAAGTCACTTCAAATGTGCCATCGCCCGTAAAGGTGTGAACCTTATAGTCGCCGTCTTCGGATATCGTTCCCCCGGTAGCGGTAATAAAAGACCCACCGCCGCCAAAAGCATAAGGGTTGACAAGAAAACTCATGTGCGCCGCCCGATCAGGACAATCTTACCGCCGATGGCCGTGCCATCTCCGATCTGGTCGAGATCGATCGTCATTTCCGCATCGTCAGCCAGGCTGGTATCGGAAAGAACCGCCGGCGTCGCCGCGCCGACCGACGTCTTTGCGGTGTTGTCGACCGTGAGCTTGGTCGACAGGATCGACGCGCCCCCTTCGTTGATGTCGAAGGTTAGGATGCTGCCGCTCGCCTGCGCCACCTTGACCGACGCCCGCGGGATTGCTGTCAGCGTGAAGGCATAGGGCATCCGGAACGTGACCTTGCCGGCTCCCGCCGTCAACGGCGTGGTTTCGTCACCCAGAGCAATGACAAGGCTTTCGATCGGCTTGATATCGGTCCCGAATTCGACCCAGGCCGAACCCGACCAGACATAAAGCTTGTCTTCGTCGCGCACCCAGACTTTCAGTCCCTCGTGCCGCGCCCCGATAGGTATATCAGTGCCAGCGGAGTCGACATCAGGAACGAAACGCCATGCATTCGACCAGTAGATAGCGATCTTGTTCGCCTTGCCGGCCCACGCTCCGGTCGGCGCAGCGCCAATGATATAGGAATCCCCGCTAGTCGGACTCCCCGGAGGCGTATTGATCGCGCGATCGATTACACCCTGTGCCAGCGCTTGCAACATGATGAGCGCTTCGTTGTGGGAAATCTCTGGCTGGTTCTGTTGGCTGACAATCTCGGGAATACCCAGGTCCGGGGAAGTGGTCATTTCCGTTCCTCTTTAAACGGTGAAGCTGGCAGGCCGTCCGCGGCCCCGCGTAGCGCTGATCTGATAGACTTTCCCGGTGACGGCTGCCCCAGGCGTTATGCCGTCCGCTGTCTGTTGAGCGGCTGAGTAAGGCGTCGTTGGCGAAGTCACGGAGATCGTTCGAACGACCGAGGCGCCGACAATGATGTCAACTTCGTAGGCCTCGTTCTCTTCACCGAGAGGCACAAGGCCATTCCCCAAACCGGGCGCAGAAAGACGCGTTCGCCGGATCCAGGTCAGAGTGAGATTGTTCGAACTGTCACGTGTCCCTCGAATATGTACCGGCTCATATGGACGCTTGCCCTCTCCCGTGTGGGTAAAGCTCTGCGAGGAAGCCTCGTCTTCGTCCTGCAGGATGGACACCGGCCGAAACAGACGCGCCTTGTTCCAGTCGGCCGAGGAGTAATCCGAGCGCTGAATCGTTCCGGTCTCCATGAGAACGAATTTCTCGTTGGATCCATGCGTGCCCACATTCGCCTCGGTACCGGCCCGGCCGCGTAGAAGGTTCGAAAGCTGATAAGTGTTTTCGGAGATGAGCGTCGCGGTCGCAAATTGCAGATATTCGCCGCCCTGGCCATTTGAGGGCCCAAGCCACGCCATATTACCGCCATTCAGGACGGACAGCTCGCTCAGGCTTTCGAGTTCTTCTCCGTCCGAAACAACGACGGTTAGGATATTGCCACGGTCCCATACCGTTGTTGGACCAGTGGCTAGAGGGGTTGCAACGTCACCGACGATCGCCTCGACGCCTACGGTATTCATTGTGGGGTAGGTCGTACCGCCATCAGAAGACCGCTGAACCGAGGCGCCGCGCCAACCAGTTTCGACGGCATGAACGGCCCAATAGAAACCGTCATCGTCATTGGTATCCAGCAGGATCGGTGCATCTAGCAGAATGAGATCGGTGTCACCGACGAGCTGCACCTCATTGTTCCGCGGAAATCCTGACTGGCCGGTTGCGGTCGACTCGTAAACCTCCGGATCGTTGCCGAACAAGGACACTTCGATGAGGCCATTGGCGGCTAGGTTCAAGCGCTCGATGCGCATCGCTTCAATGCCAAGCTCCGGCAGAGATGGCGATTTGAGGACGGGGACTGCAATTACCTCACCGGCCTGCAGATCGATCCAACGCTCTGTCAGGTGAATCACACCGGTTCGGCGGGCTGCCCATGATTCGTAGAGCAGCCGGTCCGCAACCCTCCTCCCCTCGTCCGGAGTGAGCGAAATAGCGGCATCGACCGACAGATTGTTCCGGCTGTCACCTTTCAGCCGCTCCGAGCGCTGCGAATTGACATCGTAATCAAGCTCCACATCCCGGTACTTGAAACTCGCTGCTCTCGGAAGCTGTTGGTCATAGAGCCGTTCACTGAGGACCGCATCGTCCCGACTGGTACCACCGTCTCCAGACATCGCGACGGCCGCCAAATCTTCGGCGGGAATGGTGGCACGAACGACGGTGCCGCGCTTGATGAACCGAATTTCTCCACCATGGTCAGCAACATCAAAGCCATACACGAGTCCAAGTGGCTGCAATGCATCCCAGGCCGAAGATTCCCGGCCGATTGCGTATCCTCTCAATGAGGTGTTTGCCAGGCGCGAAACACTGGCATCGGCCACGCCGGCACGCGTGCAGATGTCGCGGGCAACATCTGCAACAGTTGTGCTGGTTTGAGCTTCTATTTCGAACTCGAGATTCGGAAGGACGTTGCCAAAGTCGGCAAGCTCGAGCCGTTCCAGAACAACGTACCCGAGACCGCGATATGCAGGAACATTACCCGCACCAAGGTAGCTCTCGATAAGAGTGTCAGGCTCCTGGCTAAAACCACCCTCATAGAAGCGAATGATGCGGACGACAGACTGCTTACCCAGCCCCCTTGACCATCCGTGCATCTCTGTACCGGTGACGTTCGGTGCGCTGGCGTTTCTGTCGCGATCGAAAATGAGCTTGCCATTGGCCCATATACGCTTCAGATCAGTGATCTGATTTCCACTAAGACAGATCGCGGCGTGGACGTGATAGGTATATTCCGTTGTCTGCGTGCCACCGCCGCCGCCCTTCCCCCCCTGCTTCGTGGTCTTCTTGACCTCGATCAGTCCGCTTGACCAGATCAGGTTGCCGGCCAGACGGACGCTTGGCCCGTAAAGAAGCGGGATAGCCTCACCATAAGTGGACGCGGTGACCGTGAGATCGGAAACCCGAGGGCCTTCGATCTTCGTTGTCTTCTTAAACAACATGTTGTCGATCAGAGCGCCACCGATCGTGCCTGCAGCACCAAGCAGAGACGCAGTGGAAACGCCAAGGAACGAACCACCAATTGCTGCGCCGATCGCCTGGCCGGCGAACCCCAGCGCCAAGGCCGCTGCATCCGCATGGCCACAGCCAGCCAGAAGCGCTGCACCCGAGGCGCTGCACAAGGTGAATGGTCTAATTTTCATGTCTGTCAGATGGTCTTAGGTGGGATCCGGAGGCGCCACCAGGAATGCACCCGCTCGCGCCATTCATTGGTGAAGCCGTGTTCAACGACCTTCCCGATCGGTTCGTAGGCATGGATCAACGTCAGACGTTGAGAGGGCTCCGTTGAACCGTGCTTGGGCGGGGCATCCGTTGTGGCCAGGAATGCGAGATGCATCGGCATACCGTCGCGCCAAGCGATCCACGCAACATCACCGGATCGCGCCTTGGAGGGCGGAACACGACCGAGGTGTTCGCGTATCGCGCGTTCCATTTTATCGGGGTTTGGCAGCCGGCTGTATGAGCCGATGCGAGCCCAATCCTCTGCCGATATCGTGTAACCCATGACGTTGGCTACGCCTCTGATCAGGCCAACGCAGTCGCACGCAATTCCTTTCATGGAACATTGGTGCCGATAAGGTGTGCCCACCCAACTACGTGCTTCAGCGACTTGCAGCCGTCGACGATGTTTCCGCATGACGGGGCAACCTCATAAGTATCGCCGGCAGATATTGGGTACCGAAGCGGATCCCACAGTACGAACCGCTTCAGATCTTTATCCCAAGTCTTTACCTCGGATGTTTGCCCCTCATTATCCCCGGACGTCCAGGTCAACAGGCTGGCGTTAAAGGCTCCAGTGTCTTCAGTCCTTGCAGTGTCAAAAAAGACCCGGCGGCTCTGCTTGTTCGGTGCGCTCGTTGCTGCTCCACCGGTCACTGTGCCGGTCACCTTGTTGGCGTCATAGGAAAGTCCGCACCTGGTGTCGTATTGTCGGTACCGGCACCCCGGGCTGTAGAGCTCGACGAGAGAGACTTGCTCCATCTTCGCGCCCGCCGTGAGAACTTCGGCGGTAAAGGTAACATCCCCCTGAGAAACGGAACCTATCGTCCCTTTGGCCATCCGCCGCGGGCGTTCCAGAGGATCCAGGATTGGTAGTCCACCGGATGCCACTGTACCGTCGAGCCACGGCACCTTCCAGACTTCTACCGCGGCCCCGTCGTAGAGACCGGAATAGAGATCTTCCTCGCTGATACGCTCATCATCCAGCAGACCATTGACTTCTTGGTTGCCAACATTTCCGAGTGGTGTCGAAAATTCCAAGGCGCCACCTGAGAGGGATTTACATGCCTTGCAAACCACACCGTTGAACGTCAGATCTTCATCCAGAGATGTGAACCCGAGCGGGTCGCTGCCGTCCGTTTTGGTGATAAGCCAGCACTGAGCCCATTGCGTCGCACACGGGACATATGTGGCAAGTACCATGAGCGGCAGATGCGTGGCACGCGCTTCAGTGGTGCCGGCTACAAGTACCGATACTGGCGCCTGCGTTGACCGCGCGGGCGCCGTGTCCGGTGCAAGCACCATGACAGCGGCCTGTGTCGACCTGGTGGCGGAAGGCCCTCCAATCAGGCCGAGAACCGCCGTTTGCGTTGCACGGGTATTGGTCAAGCTGTCTTCTCCAGGCGCAGCTTGGCCGCGTTAAAGCCGCTTGCCGTCCAAGGAGAACCGGTGTTTGGATCGGTTTCGAAGACGTCAGGCCAATAGGTGTAAACTTCCGTGATCGGCCGATCGGTACCGGCTGCAACAGCCGCCGCCGACAGAAGCGACGCTTGCACGTTTGCCGTTCCTGCGTCTGACTTGCGCAACATACTTTGCGTCATGACGGCACTAATGGCCGAAACCCCAGCCGGCAGGTTACCCAATTCAAACTCTGAAATGTCGTTGACTGATGCCGCTTCGATGTATGTCGTATCCGCGTCGGGTTGCACTTCATCCAACTGGGTATAGCCAGTCGAACCGCTGTTCGGGGTCCAGTCGGCTTGCGCGGTGTCGTCGTTGGGGAACAGCGTATAGATCCGCTGCGGGCCAATGAAGTCGTTGTTGTAGCTTCCGGAGGTATCCCAGACGAAAATGTCGTCAAGATAAAATTCAGAACCGCTAGCGGCGCCGGAAGAGGGGTCACCGAAGACAACCGATGCAAAATCGTTTGAACCGGTATTTTGCGCCGTCAGGTCAATTATTGTAATGCCGTTAACGCGCAACTCCACTGTGCCCGTCGTGGCATTTCTGAAAACCTTGAATTCGATATGATTCCACGCT